AGTATTAGGGTTTGATCAGTCTGCATATAACGGTATTTTTAAGATTGTCTCTGTACCAACAGCGTTGACATTTACCTATACCGCTGCGACAACGCCAAGTGCAACAACCGCAACATCAACAGTACCTTTAATCCCACACGTAAGCCCATACTCTTGGTATGGATCAAGCAATAAGATCGGTTTCTTTGATAGCCAAAACGGAATTTTCTTCCAGTTTGATGGTCAAACACTGTATTGCGTATTGCGTAATAGCGTAAATCAAATTACTGGTACTGTTACAGCAACACAAAATAGTTCTTTGATTACTGGTGCCAATACTCAGTTTACAACTCAATTGGTTGTTGGTGATTATGTTGTGATTCGTGGTCAAACGCACCGTGTTACAACGATTACTAGTGATACACAGTTGTATGTAACTCCTGAGTACAGAGGAGTAACTATTGCAAATGCACTACTTTCTCGTGTTGTGGAGACAAGAGTTCCTCAATCACAGTGGTGGGATGTTTGTGATGGATCAAACTCTGCTTCTAACCCATCAGGCTATAACTTAGACCTGACCAGAGTACAAATGTTCTACATGGACTATTCTTGGTACGGTGCAGGTGTAGCTCGATTTGGTTTCAGAGCTACAAATGGTCAAATCATCTATGTATACGGCTTCCAAAACAATAACATACAGTATCAAGCCTATATGCGTTCAGGCAACTTGCCATCGCACTATGAGCAAAATACTGTATTGCCACTAACAACAATTACAGCAAGTATTGCAACAACAGACACTACGATTAACGTATTGAGCACAGCAGGATTTAATCCCGCGGGTGGTACAGCACGTATTATTGGTAACGGTACTTCTGGCGTTATTGAATACTTCACATATACAGGTTTAACTACTACCACTTTGACTGGATTAACACGTGGTACAACTGGTGGTGCTTCTGCAACAGCGTTTACTTACTCAGCTACTGCCCCTATTGCGGTTGAATATGCGTCTGCTGATTCAGCCGCTCAGTTGTCACACTGGGGTTCATCTGTTGTGATGGATGGTGGATTTACGCAAGACGTATCTGCTATTTACAACTACGGTATGACCTCAGCGGTATCTACATCTGGTTCGACTGCTGTACCTATCATGGCTATTCGTGTTGCTCCTTCTGTGGATAATGGAACTGTTGGTACATTGGGTGTCAAAGAAATTATCAACCGTTTGCAGTTGCAGATGCGTGAGATTGCTATGTTGACCACCACAAGTTACCTTGTTCAGTTTATTTTGAACGGTGTAATTGGTGGAACAAGTGGATTCACTTCATTTGCTTCTCCAACACAAAACAACACCAACACAACATCAATTGTGCAAGTAGCGACCAATACCAATACTGCAACTACGATTAGTGGTGGTGAGTCAATCGCTGCGTTCTTTACAAACACTGCGGGGCAGACAACTTTGGACTTAACTTCAGTTGCTCCGTTTGGTAACGCTGCACTAGGGGGTGGATTGTCCAACTCAGTGCCGACAAGCCAAGCGGGTACCTACCCCGATGGTCCAGACATCTTGTATGTAACGGTCAGTCAGGTTGGTTCTAATGGAACTGCTTTTGCTCGTTTGTCTTGGCAAGAATCACAAGCTTAAAGGAGTTGAGATGCCTCTTATAAAAAGTAAGTCTAAGAATGCATTTGAAAAGAACATCTCAACTGAGGTGCAACATGGCAAACCTGTAAAACAGGCACTTGCGATTGCATATTCAATGCAAAGAAAAGCACACAAGAGTGAAGGTGGACTTTATGAAAATATCCACAAAAAACAAGAGAGGATAAAACATGAAAAAGCTGAAGGATTACCTGTTGAGCATATGCGTAAACCTGGGTCAAAGGGTGCTCCAACTAAAGATGCGTTTATCCAATCTGCTAAAACAGCTAAGAAAAAAGAAGGTGGATCAATGAAGAAAACGAGTGGTTGTTCATGGTAAATCCAATTAGCAAAACCACTAAGGGTAAGGGTAGGCACTTCTTGAGCACTGATGAGGGTGCAGGGATGACAAAAGCGGGTCGTGATGCGTACAACGCTAAGACTGGATCGCATTTAAAGGCACCCCAACCCAAGGGTGGAGCTAGGAAGGATTCATTTTGTGCCCGAATGTCGGGTGTGGTAGAGCACTCCAAAGGAGATGCTCCAAGAGCTAAAGCATCTCTTAAGAGATGGCATTGTTCTGGATGGTAGAAAATGGCATATTCAGGAACTGTTGGCAATACGGTCATTAGCGTACAAACGCTGATAGATCATGGTGCCCGTCGTGCGGGGAAACTTGCCGAAGAGTTGACTGATGAACAAGTTCAGTCCGCTAAGGAGTCTCTTTTTTACATCCTATCCAACCTAATCAACCAAGGTATTCAGTACTGGGCGGTTGTAAAGTATGTGATAGGGCTAAACGCCAACCAATACATTTATTCTTTGCCAAACGGTGCAAATGACATATTAAATGCGTTGTATAGGACAATGAACCAACCCTCTGGTAGCTATACAACAAGCTCTGGGGGTACAGTTGCTAACGTCTATGACGACAATATCGCAACTTATTGTCAACAAACGTCTGCAAATGGCAATATTTCCGTGTTTTACGGCACTGATCAGAACACTTACATTGGATCTATAGGTTTTATGCCTTATATCTCTGATGGTGGTAGCCAGACTTGGAATTACACGTTTCAAGCGTCTTCTGATGGCACTACTTGGACAACTCTTTACACTGGAACGAGCGTCACGGTGACGGATTCTCAGTGGATTTGGCAAGACATAGACCCAGGGCAAAACGTCCCGTACTACAGGATGGTAGCTACTGGGGGCACAACCCTATCTTTACGTGAACTTTACTTTGGTAACAATGCAAGACTGTTGCAGATGTCACGTCTGAACAGGGATGATTACACCAATCTACCGAACCAAAACTTTACTGCCAATCAACCGTATCAGTACTGGTTTGATAGGACGATACCGCAACCTACGTTTTATTTGTGGCCGGTACCGCAGACGGCTTTCGTACAGGCTACTATTTGGTATTCAAGGCAGATTCAGGACGTTGGAGCGTTAACAAACCAATTGGAGATACCAGATCGTTGGATGTTGGCGGTTCAGTCTATGTTGGCTCATCAGATGAGTATTGAACTCCCTGGGGTGGATATTCCAAGGATTCAGTACTTAGAAGGACAAGCAGAGAAGTACTTCCAAATGGCAGAACTTGAGGAAAGGGATAAGTCTCCTATCTATTTGGCTCCGAATATAGCTCCATACACAAGGTGATGTTATGCCTAAATGGTTAGACACAGAGGGGTATGCGAGTATAGCGATTGCAATTTGCGATAGGTGCAAGTTCAAGCGTCCTTTGTCCACGCTGAGTCCTGACATTAACTTCCCTGGGTTACAAGTGTGTGAGGAGGGTTGTAGGGATGAGAAGGATCCGTATCGCCTCCCCGCGAGAAAGACCGAGAGGATTAACCTAAGATTCCCTAGACCTGATGAAGCGTTGGTAGTTCCTAACAATCAGTTGATCACAGGACAGTACAGCAACTCTATAATTTCAACTGGTACAAATACTTCCAATCCAAAATTGGTAAATGGTGATGAAGACGAAATTGTTATAGGTTCATAATGGCACAAGTACAAATATCACAATTACCTACCGCATCGACTCTGACAGGGGCAGAGGTAGTACCTGTTGTACAAAACGGGGTTACTTCTCAAACTACTGTCAGTGCTATAGCCAATTCACCTGTTTTAACACAGACATTTTTGACTGTTGGATCACAACCCACGTTGAGTGGAGCACGTTATATAGGTGCTAGTAGTGGTTTGATTGGTACAGATAATGGCTCAGGGTCAAGTTATGTTTTATCTTTGACTGGGGCACCTTTAGCTTTATTTAATAATAGCAACGGAATTCAGGTAAAGACGGGTGCAAGTACTATGTCTGCGGTGCAGATAGCGGTATCTGGATCTGGATTGTCTATATCTAATCCTGATGGAACAACGGGTAATCCTACGTTGTCTCTGAGTGGGATTATGGCTAATTTGTCGTCTTATTCAGGTACTGGACTACTTACAGTATCTGGAACGACCATATCTTCTACATCGGTTACGGGTACAACCAACCAGATTACGGTTACAAATGGCAATTCAGCACCTGTTGTTGCATTGTCTAGCAACCCTGTGATCCCAGGGACTGGCTCCATTACCCTACCTTCTGGTGGAACCTCTGCAAGACCTAGTGCAACCAACGGTATGCTTCGGTACAACACCGATACGCAAACTTTTGAGGGGTATGCAAATAGCACTTGGGGGTCGATTGCCACAAATAGTGGGGTGACGTCGATAACCGCGGGGACGGGGCTATCTGGGGGCACTATAACGTCCACAGGAACGATTTCTATCACAAGTACAGGGGTAAGTGCCAGTACATATGGATCTGCTACCTCAATCCCTGTTTTCACGGTAAATGCTCAAGGTCAGTTGACCAGTGCTTCTAGTGCTACGGTCGCCCCTGCGTGGACTTCCATCACTGGAACACCTACCACGCTTTCTGGGTACGGGATTACGGATGCGTTGACTGCATCTAATTCAGCTACTTTGACCAACAAGTCAATTAGTGGTGCAACAAACACGATTACTGCTTTACCTAATTCAGCACTGAATAACAGTTCTTTGACTGTTAACGGTACATTGATTAGTTTGGGTGGATCTGGAACAATTACGGCTTCCTCTCCTAATGCGTTGACTATTAGCACTGGACTTTCAGGATCTAGCTATAACGGATCAAGTGCGGTAACGATTGCTATATCCAATACTGCGGTGACTGCGGGGTCGTACACGAGTGCCAACATTACTGTTAACGCTCAGGGTCAAATTACCAGTGCGAGTAATGGTAGCTCAATGGTGTACCCAGGGTCTGGAATCCCTTTAAGTACGGGTAGTGCTTGGAGTGCAAGTTACAACACAAGTGGATCTGGCAATGTGGCATTGACAACAAGTCCTACGTTTGTGACTCCAATTTTAGGTACGCCTACATCGGTGACGCTCACAAATGCGACTGGATTGCCACTGACTACGGGTGTGACTGGAATTTTGCCAGTTGCTAACGGCGGTACTGGATCAGCAAGTACCGTTAGCACCATTGCATCGTTCAACAACTTTGCGCCGGGCTACACCAATGTGCCCACAGCAGGCGGCACAACAACGCTGACGAATACTGCGACTTTCTACCAAAACTTCAGCGGCACAAACACACAGACTGTCAAACTGCCTGCCGAAAACACAATTTTGGCAGGTACAGCCTACATCATCGACAACGATTCAACAGGCAATATCACTGTTCAAGACAGCG